ATGAAACAGTCAGAACTAGCAATGACTCTTAGTACTATGCAAGAAGAGATAGATAACATCATACATTCTACTGCTGTTAGCCTTAACAATACATTTAGCTCTCTTACTGCTGACAATGAGAAAGCTGACTTAGAAGCTAACATGCATAACTCTATGGTTAACTATCTCATCTACTCATCTGTCAATAGTAAGTATAAGAAATACTTTGACATTGGCAAGACAGCAATGGATACTGGTGTTGAGGAATTAGGTAATGATCCTAGTGGTAAGGCTGGCATTACACTTAACCTTCACGAGAACAATGTCTTTACATTTACCAAACGTCAGAATAAGGATGGTGAAACTACCCTTGTGACTGACCTTGTAACTGCCCTTGCTCGTGCTGGTGTGGAAAAAGCTGTTGTTGATACTGCATTAAAACAAGCCACTAAGCCTAAGAGAGGTAACACTTACTACGATGTAAAGGTTGTAGAGGAATGAAAGCTGACACTCCCATAGCTCTTGCTAATCTAACACAGATGAGCGAAGATGAGCGTGAGTTGTTAGTAACTAAAATACGAGAGCGTAGGCTTGCACCAGTAAGAGCTTATGAAGAGCTATCGCTGATGCAAGCTGAAGCTCGTAAAGAAATGCTGGAGAAACAATGGTCAAAGGCTTTGGAAATGTTTCAGAAAGACCTTGCTCGTGCAGACAAAGCGATATCGACACTAGAAAAGAGAGGCACGAAGCTTCGTGCGATCAACTTAGAGATAGAGCAAATATAGATAACTTGTGTTACATACCACAACACTTAAGGAGAGATGATGAAAGCAAGAGAGATACGGTCAAGACTAAAAGGGAAAGTGGAACCGGAACTCCTAGTCTGTCTAACAGCTTTAGCCGAGTCACTGAGTAGCCAACAACAAGAGATAATGGCACTAGCTGAATTACAGAACCGCTCTATGGATACACTGTTACAATTAGGTTCTACCATCGAGAGTGCTACCAATGTAGTTGACAAGATAAGAGGTTCAGATGAGTAACTTTAACTTAATCTCCTTAGACATGAGGATGGCAACCGATGAAGATTCAGAGCTACCGACTTATGATCATACTAAACTATCTGCTGTCAATACTTGCCCTACATGGGGCATCCTTCGTTATAAGATGCACAAGAGAATGCCAAACTCTTCAAGAGCTATGGCTTTGGAGGCTGGATCGGCTTCACATGAAGGTTTTGCGGCTGTACGCTTATATCAGTACATGGCATTTCAAGCTAAGAACAAAGTACAAAAGACTAACGTGGACTTCCACGCTCTACGACTATTTGGGGAGAGTAGGTATAAAAGTATGCACGACACGCTATCAAAATCCGCAACACATAGAACCAATACTATCAACTTCGCAATTGAAGCCGTTGAGTCATGCGGATTTTACGACGATATCACAGACGGAAGACGTACACTCAGTAATATTGAAGAGGCACTCATTGCGTACATAGATACCTATGACATGGAACGATATCCTGTCTGGATTAGAGATAAAGGTGATGCTGCAACAGACATAGGTATTGAAATACCTTATGATATTGTAGTAAATATTGAATATGGAACTAGTGATCACCCATCCGATAACTTAACTTCCGTTTATACATGCCAAGCACGTTTCACTGGTAAGTTAGATGGCTTACACTATAACAAAGATGAGTTAATCATAATAGAGGAGAAGACAGGTGCTAGACTTGATGACTCATGGCTGTCCCAATGGGTGTTGTCTCACCAGATTACTGGATATTGTCTCGCAGCAACTACCTTCACAGGACTTTCATGCAACCATGCTCTCGTTTCAGGAATGCGAATCCATATCGGCAAAGTTCCTGCCGAGGGAATTCGAAAAGAATACGTACCACGCTCTCCTCTCATGTTCGAGAAGTGGGCTAACTGGTTCGTTACAACTATCGACACCATCGACCAATACGCAGACAATGTAGTAGATGCTCCTATGTATACACATAGCTGTAACAGATACTTCCGTAGCTGTTCATTCCTACCACTATGTGCTTGTGATACAGTAGAAGAGAAGTTACAAGTAATAGATGAAATGGAACATGATGAATGGGACGTATTAAATGGGTAACACATTTGCCCTATATGTGTTTATGTTAAATATACAAGCTAATGCTATACTACCAATAGAAAATAACCCATTCCCTACTCATAAGGCTTGCAAGGTAATTGCACTAGTTATCAATGAGACTAAGATAACTACAGTAGGACAATATACATTTAGAGTGAGTTCAGCAACATGTCACAAAGAACAAGCACAGTAATAGAGACAGCCTTCCTTGCACTAAGAGGAAGGATTCAACTTGGTCTAGTCTTCTACGGACCATTTACTACACAGGAGGAAGCAGTTGAATACTGTGGTAAAAACTTTCCAGATGATACTGCTACCATCATGCCTATGATAAAGGAAACACATACACATGGCGAAAAAACAGATACCTGAAATAAGCTTAGGTACAGTAGAAATTACAACGCCTAAGACTCAAATTACTAGGATGTCATCTATCATTTGGGGTCCATCTGGTGCTGGTAAAACTACCCTTGCCGCTACTGCACCTAGACCTATATTGTGGGTAAATTTTGATCCAGATGGTACATCATCGTTAATGGATCAAGAAGACATCTACATTGCTGACTTTAGCATGGAATCAGCTAATAAGGTGGAGACATTTAAACATGAAAACGCAGGAGGTATTAAGCAAGCCCTTGACGAGAATCCAGACATTAAGACTGTGGTATTTGATTCAATTACTAGCTTTAATGAAATGGCTCTTAGGCATGGAATTAGTATGGTTAAAGGCGCATCAATGGAGATGCCAACTCTGCAAGGATATGGGAGACGAAATTCTTACACTATGCAAGCGATCATGTCTGTTATACGGGTTACAGGTGCGCTTGATAAACATGTTATCTTCATTGCACACGAAGATGTCCCGAAACAAGACGACATGACAGGAGCCTTAATGGTATCCATTCTTGTAGGTGGTAAAATGCAATCAGAGATTCCTATTAAGTTATCAGAAGTATGGTACTTAGAGGATACAGGGAAAGATCGTAAAATAACTATTAGGTCTTCCCGCCTTCGCAAGCCCATGAAGAGCAGGATGTTCACAACTAGTGGAGATAGTAGCTTCACTTGGTCGTTCGATCCTGAGTCATGGTCCGGCGAGGGAATCGGAGACTGGTATAAGGCTTGGGTTGATAATGGCGGCAAGAAGATCGCTCTGCCCTAGCCGCACACACTACATATAGTAATATAAGAGATGCTAACCACTAGTCCTAGGGGCTGTACTAATGGTTAGAATGACACTATAATAAACAGTTCCATTAACACGACACACAGGAGACTACAGACTATGTCAGAAGAACTATCAAGTATCGTTGAATTCAGTATCGATCTCAAGAAACAACAGGCTCCAGAGCCGCTTCCCCCCGGACCTTATACGGGTGTGATTCGGAAAGCCGAAGTAAAAGAAAGCCAGCGTGGTACGATGTACGGTGCTGTGTCCTTTCATATTGGCTCAGACCAATTTCCGGCTGACTTCAAAGATGGTCCCGATGACGGACTGACTTTGGTCTATCGGCGTGTGGGTTTGGAGGACAATCCACAAGCTCGTTATGGCACAAAGCGGTTCATCGAAGCTATCGGTGCGCCATTGTCAAAGAAGATCGACGTTAATGAGTGGGTCGGCATGGAAGCCGCCATTGATGTCGTTCTTGATACCTATGAGGGCGTCACTCGCGCCGTCATTGATCGTGTTCGTGCTGCCTAAAGCATTTCGGGCATGAAAAAAGATGCCGTCAACTCCATAAAAAGGGTTGACGGCATTGATCCTTCATTCTATAATATTTCCATTGTTTAACTCAAGAAGGAGAGGAAGCCAAATGGCTGACGAAAGAAAGAAAGCGACCCGTACTGTGAAACCCGTTTATGCTATTATGTCTGTCGAAGACAATGACGGCAACACAATCCAGGTCACGAAAGAAAATGTCAAGATTCACTCGGTTATGAAGAACGCTGATGACGTTCTAGAGGCTCTTGATGCGGGGAACCTTCCCGCCGGAACGTTCTACAAGCGCATCGCCCTTGTTTAAATACGACAGCCCCTGTAAGTCGGTACGCTAGGGGTAGACAAGAGATAGGACAATGACCCCGTCACCTTTCCCCCAAGGTGGCGGGGTTTTTCTATGAAGATTTTTCTTGACACACACGGAGATGTGTGATATGTCTGATATTGATAAAGAAAACTGGAACCATGAATACAATTTGGTTACAGGATATTGCATTCATTGTGGTTTGGCTATGGTACATGAATGTGATCCACCACTACCATGTCACAGATACGAAAATGTAACAGCAATATCACATATAGTAAGAAAGATATACAATGGAATACGAAGCACCTTTACGGATCGCAATTCCAACTCCGACTGATCTACCAATAGGCTACGGTGTCAATTCCACAGGTAAACGTGGAGGCAACTTAAGAGTACGTTGTACTAATAAAGAGTACGATGCTATTCAACATGAAGCTGTTCTCCTTGGAATGACATTAGCTATGTTCACTAGGCACTGTGCTGTACATGTAGCAGCGCAACTATCTAAACACAGAAAAGCAGAGTCTACTAGCATAGTAATCGGAGAAGAAGATGTTACACTCGATAACAATAAGCCCCGAACAAGAAGAAAAAAGAAAGCCAAACCAACTTGATATTGAACTGGATGAAACACAACTTGCAGCTATTAAACGCTGTTGTAATTTATCTGAGCGTATCGTGCCTGTTACAGGTGCTGCTGGTACTGGTAAGACAACTATATTACAGAACGTGTACCGTAAAATCTACAAGCAAGGTTGCGAGGTGGTACTATGCGCTCCTACTGGCAAAGCGGCGAAACGAATTACAGAAGCTACGGGAATACAAGCAATAACAATACATAGGCTGCTAGAATATCCTCATCCCGGTGAGTTAGATCAGAAAACAGGCAAGGCACTAGTAACTACAGACCCTAAGAAGGATCGTAATGACCCAATTGAATTCAAGGTCGTCCTCTGTGACGAGTACGCTATGGTATCAGTTGAGGTGCATAGGAATTTGCTTGATGCTCTTCCCAATGGTGGTGTTATTCGCATGTTTGGGGATGCTAACCAGTTGCAGCCCATTGAATCAAACAAAAGGTTACAGAAAGAACCTTCATCCTTTCTAAAAATGTTCAATATCATATCGAACGGTCAAAGGATTATTTCTGGACAGATTCCACTACGTAAGGAAGACTTTGCTCTCAAGTTTACAGATACTCCAGTGGAATCTATCCTTGACTTCATACAAGACAACTTAGCAGATGAGATAGACTATGGTACAATTCACAATCAAATTATTTCACCGACCAAAGTTGGATGGGTCGGTACAGAAGCTCTTAACGCAGCTATTCAACAACTCCTCCAGCCTTCTACTAAACCCTAC